CAATTTCCAGATGGAACAGGTTACTTTAGAATTTCTGAAATAACTGCAACTACTATTGTTTGTGATAAAGCAGAAGATTTGAAAATCACTTCTTCAGGTACTGGTAAAGAAATTCGTATTTTCTTTGGAACATATTTGAAGAATGCTTCTGATCCTGCAAACATTGTTTGCAGAACTTATCAACTAGAAAGAACTCTTGGTAACGATGGTTCTGGTGTTCAATCAGAATACTTAACTGGTTCATATGCAAATGAGTTTAACTTAGCATTTGCTACAGCTACAAAACTTGAGTCAAGTATGTCTTTCGTTGCTTTGGATAATGAGCAAAGAGATGGTACTACTGGTGTAAAATCTGGTACAAGAGTAGCTTCAAATGGTGACGATGCCTACAATACTTCTTCAGATGTCCGTAGACAATTGATGAATGTAATTGATTCAGCTACATTGAATCCAACTGCTTTATTTGCATTCTTATCTGAGTTTAACATTAATATTAATAATAATGTTAGTCCAGTTAAAGCTATTGCAACTTTAGGAGCGATCAGTGTTGCCTTAGGAAACTTCGTAGTAAGTGGATCATTGACAGCATATTTCACAACTGTTGCAGCAACTCAAGCAGTAAGAAACAATGCCGATGTGACTATCGATGCCATCATAGCTAAGAAAAATGCTGGATGGGCCTTTGATATTCCATTACTTGGTCTAGGTGGTGGTAAAGCGAATGTCGAAAAAGACAGTCCAATTACTATTCCTCTAGAAAACTTTGCAGCTGAAAATGATAATGGTTATACAATGTCATTCACTCAGTTTCAATATTTACCAACTGTTGCAATGCCAACAGCGTAATTTTAATAACAATTAATTTTGGAAGGTTAATTATGAGTTTAAGAGATGATTTTAAAACTGACTTGGATGCCGTACAAAACGGTATCTGGGTTGAGTTTTCACAGAACAAAGATGGTACGTATCCTAAGTTTAAGATATGTAGAATGTCAGATGCTAATAAAGAATATTCTCGTGCTCTTAATAGAGAAGTTAAGAAAATGGGAAGGCGAAATCTTTCTGAAGAAGAAGATAAAAGAATTACTTTAGAATTATTTTGTAAGCACATTATGATTGGATGGGAAAATATTCAATTGAACGATGATGGAGAAAATTTAGAATTTAATTTTCTGAATGCTGTCAATCTTCTTAAAGATGTAGCTTATTCTGATTTATATCAAAGATTGAGAGTTGAATCTAATGAAATAGAAAATTTTCAACGTGAAGAGCTTGAGGAAGACGCAAAAAACTAATTGATGTTCTTCTCTATGGTTGTGAGATGAGACCAGAAGAGGAGGACAAAATCCTCAGACAAGTTAGAAGGATGAAAGGTCCTATTCCGGATAAGATAGCTAACAAGCCACATCTTGGAATAGGTCTATACTTTTATTATGATTCATTCTTTGAACTAGGCACAGATCGCACAGTCAATAATAGTATCGGACAAATACCTTATTCTTCTATATTAATGTATTGCAAGTACTATAAATTTGATTATGAAGAAACAAGTGATTTTCTATATTTAATACGTAAAATAGATTCAGCTTACATTGAATATATGAGCAAGAAAAATGAACTTAGCAGGGCTTCAAAAAAGACTACAAAAAAAAGTTGAAAAGGTAGCTAGGATTGACAAAAGAATTAAGGCGACTGCAAAAGAAGTCTTAAAGGTCGCAGCTATTGGAACTCCAGTTGATACATCAAAAGCTCTTTCTAATTGGAAAGTGAGCGTTGGTGCTCCAGATAATATTGAACGAGATGCATTTGTACCAGGTGAAGATGGAAGGACAGCTGGTGCAAGTCTTTCATTCGTATTGTCATTAGGTTTTGCTGCAATCAAATCACAAAAAGAAGGTCAGGCCATATTCATACAAAATAATGCTGACTACATAATTGATTTAGAAGGTGGAAAATCAACACAAAATAAAAACTTTATTGATGCTGCAATAAAACGTGGTTTGGAAGTCGCAGGTAAATAATGGCCAAAGAAACTATAACCATACAAATTGAAGGAAAGATTGACGAAAAGATCGAAAAAGGTCTTAAGGGAATCGGTTCTGAAGCTGACAAGGCAAATTCCAGTATAAAGATGTTGAAGAAAACACTGAAGTCGATCGGTGGTTCTGAGTTCAGTAAGTTAATTTCGTCTCAGAAAAAAGCAGCATCTGCTCAAGGTCAATTGGCAAGAGAAATAGAAAAAACAAGACAAGCAAAAGTAAGAACATCTATTGTAAATGAGAGATTGAAAGTAGCTGAAGAACGATTGGGTCAAGCAATAATAAGAACAAATAATTTAATAAGAAGACAAGATCAAGCATTAAAGAAAAGTGTTGGAAGCTTCAAAAAGGTTTCAAATGCAGCTGCTGGATTAACAAGAACATTAAGAACTTTGCTTATTTTCTATGCTGCAAATCAAATAAAAGAAGCAGCTGATGCCTATACAAATTTAGGAAACAGGTTAAAGCTCGTAACAAAAACAGCTGGTCAAGCTGCTATTGTCCAAGAGAAGTTATTCAAAATAGCTGTTGATTCTCGTACTCCTATTGCAGATGTAACTCAAGCTTTTCAAAGATTTGACTTAGCATTAAAAGGATTGGGAGCATCGCAAAAAGAATCATTGAGATTCACAGAGACATTATCAAAACAATTGACAATATCTGGTTTAAGTACGATTGAAGCATCTCAAGGTTTGAGACAGCTGAGTCAAGCTCTTAATAAAGGCAAGCTAGATGGTGATGAATTTCGAACTGTCATGGAAACGATTCCAACTGTATCTCAAGCTATTGCTGATGAACTTGGTGTAGCTCGTGGTGAATTATTAAAGTTGGCTCCACAAGGTGTTATTACTGCTGATGTAATTAGAAAAGCAATGGCCAGACTTGCCGAAGAAACAGACAAAAGATTTAGCGAATTGACTCCAACAATTGGACAAGCATTCACCGTATTAGGAAATGAGTTCACTAAATTCTTAGGAGAGTTCAATAAGGCTACAGGAATATTTGACACCTTTTCAAAAGGTGTAATTGTTCTTGCTAAAAACTTTAAGCTGTTAGCGATATCTGCTTCAGCAGCTTTATTAGTTATGTTTGGTCCAGCTGCAATTGCTAAGATAGGTCTTGGAATAGCAGCAATGAAGGCTTACATAGTAACTATTGGTGGTGCAAGGGTAGCTTTAACAGCACTAGCATCTAAGGGAGCATTAATTGGATTGACGATAGCTATAGCTTCTTTTGGAGTTGCCGTCGCAGCATCTGAAGGTGAGATAGATACTCTAAATGAAAGTGCATTAAGAGGATCAGATATATTTGCAGCATTAGCAGGAGCATCAACTTCTGCTGGTGAAGGTATGGGTATATTTGCTCTTACCATGAAAGATTTGACTGGAACTTTTGATATACTTGTTAATAAATTCAAATTTAATATTGCACAGATATCAGCATGGGTAAGTGCTCTTAAAAAAGCTGCACAAGGTCATGGTACTCTTCAAGATAATTTATTATTAACATTAGAAGTGTCAAACGATCTTGCAGCAGCCAGAGTAAAACAAGCCAAAGCAGATAGAGAACTTGTGGCCTCGCTTAGAAAACAAAACATTGAAAATAAATCATTGGCCAAGACTTTAAAAGCAGCTGGAAGAAGTACTGACTTACAAGTTAAAAAGATAAAGCAATTGAATAAAGCATTTAAGGATGGCGAGATAGGTATTGAGGCATATGGAATTCAACTTAATAAAATAGCTAACATAAAATTAGCAAAAGGAGATGATTCAGGCTTTGGAGCTGTAGAAAAATTCCTTGAAGATGTTGAGAGAGGTGTTGCTGCTGGAGGACTTGAAAAACTAACAAAAGATTTAATAGAAGCTCAAAATGCAAGAAGGGCATTATCAACAGTATCTCAAGGTAGCCCACTAGATAGTTCTCAAAGAACTAAATTCACTAAACTTGAAGATGCTGAAATACTTAAGCTAAGAGAACTGCATAATGCAGCTTTAATTAAATTAGATTTGAAATCCAATGAAGAAAGTATTACAGCATTGGCAGAAGCTACTGAGAAAAAAGCTCAAATATTAGAGAAAAATTTAGCTAGACAACTAAGAGCAGAAAAAGCATTGCTTGATCAAGCTAGATCAGTTGCTGAATCAGGTTCTGGTAATCAAGAAAGATTAGCTATATTAAGAGATCGAGTAACAGATACATTTGATCGTCAATTGCAAACTCAAATAGCAATACTTCAAAAAGATATTGAAATAGAAGGAATTGAAAAAAAGATAGCTGATAATCAATTAACAATAACTACATTAAAAAAGCTTGGTAATAATGCTGACGATCAAGGTATAGAAAAATTAAAAGAAGTAAATCGATTACTTAGAGAGCAAATTACTAATAAGCAAGAAGCATCATTGCAAGTAGGTGGAACAAGTGATCAAGCTTTGGGTTTAAGGCAAGATTTTGAATCAGAAGGTACGCTTAGAGAAAAATTAGATTCAGAATTAATCGCACAAGAAGAACAGAATGAAGCTAAATTAAATTTATTCAGGTCTTTTAATGAGAATATACAATCAGAATTAGAAATGCATGGAATAACAGAAGCTGCCATCATAAAGAAAAATAATGATAAGATCGCAAAGATAAATAATAAATTTGAAGATGAACAACTTAAAAAGAAAAGAGCCGTAATAGCAGCTAATCTTCAAAATCTTGCTCAATTTGCTGGAATGATATCGAACCAATTTGCTAAAATTAACGAAGACAGGGAGAAGCAAAATAAAGCTGCATTCATTGCAGAGAAAGCATTTGCATTTGCTGAAGCTGGGTTGAATATAGCCGGTGGTATTTCAAAAGCATTGAACAATCCATATCCAGCTAACTTAATATTTGCAGCAACCGTTGCAGCTGCTGGAGCTTTACAAATTGCTAATATCATTTCATCTTCTTTTGCTGATGGTGGTATTGTTAATGGTCCAGGGACAGGAAGATCAGATAGCATAAGTGCTAATCTATCTAATGGAGAATTTGTTGTCAATGCTTCAGCCACAACTGCTAACAGAGATTTATTAGAGCAGATAAATAATGGAGCAATTTCTACAAGCAATTCAAATCCAGTGTTTATGGCTCCTCCTCCAGCACAAATTACGAATCCATTCTTAAATAATATGAATGAGTCTGGTCCAGCTTCTAATAATGTTAGCATAAATATAATCAATTCAAATGGTATTGAAACAGAAGTAGTTGAAACAGAAACTGATCAAGGTTTACAGCTTGATATCCTTACCAAGAAAGTTGGAGATGCATTAGCAAATCAAGTTAATGATCAAGACAGTGACTTTGGAAATGCAATTGTTAATAGAATAGGAAGAGACTTTTAATGGCGTTCGTATCATGGCCTTCAAATTTACCTGATCCAGAAGCTCCATTTAAAGGTTTGCTGACAAAACCATTGGACTTTAGTCAAAATAATGACCTTGGAGCATTTGAATCTACAAGAAGGTTCACAAGAGGTATCGTAACTGGTTCAGCTACATTGTATTTAGATAATAATTCAGATCCATTATTGTCTAAATTTAATATTCTTAGAACATTTTGGAGAGTAACATTGAATGATGGCTTGGCTTATTTTAAAGCTGACTGGACTTCTATACTTGGATATGATGGCTATGTAGTTAGAATGACAACATTTCCAACAGCAATGCAAGGTTCATTGCCTATATTTAGAATGAATATGGAATTGAAACCATTTTTAAGATTGAGTGCCACAGAAGGTTTGCCTTCTCCGTGGCCGAGTAAAGCAAATGCCTAGTTATCCAACAACTTTAACAGAGCCTAAAGCTAGAAACTTTACTATAAAAGCAAAAAAATCTACCAAAGATATGAAGACGGATAGATTTGAAAAAAGACTCAGAAAAATGACTACTGGTGAGAGATACACCGGAACATTTGCGTTCACATTTTCTTGTGATGACGATCGAGATACATTTATAAAGTTCTTAAAATATGATTTGAGCTATGGTCAACTTTGGTTTGATGCCAATTGGCTGACAGGATTGGGATTTGTAGCTGGAGATTGGGTATTTAGATTTCTTGATACAAAGTTCAAAGATAGTGGCTTTTTATCTGACCATAATTATTCATTCTTAATGGCTCCAAGATCAGAAATAGCTTCATCAAAACCAGGATTAATTGAAGATACTTGGCCTATTTCAGAAGGTGGAAATGCTAGAATAGTTAGAAACATTGTCCACAATGGGAATCAAGTTGTCCATGATGGAAATGATATCGTAGTTGAAATAATACCTCCTCAAGTTGGAATACCTGTAGCCGAGGAATGGGCTAGATTATTTAGTGAGTCAGTTTTTACACATTACACTCCAGCTATAACAAGCGATCCGGGTCCACAAGCTAAATGGTATGACATAGGAAGCTCGGTTTATAAAATAGGAACAGGATCAATGGCTCCATTTCTTGGCGCTCCTGTACCTGATATAACTGTATTCGGAGAGACATTCACATATGGCCTAAGCGGAAATACAGGAGGTACAGCTGCAAACGCATTTACTGATGACTGCGAAAGCTACGGAGAAATATTCACAAATGATGCTGGGTTATTTCCAAATGCACAAGCAAATATTGATGCAGGAATATTAGAATATGAGATGGCTGGTTATATGATGATTGGAAATACAGCTGGACCAACTATTGATTTATCGATACAATTTTTAGATATAGCCAGAAATATATTATTTGAAAAATCATTTCCTCAATACAGTACAAATGATGACGAAGCTTTTGAAGAATGGAGAGTGTCTGGAGTTTTTCCAGTAGGAACTAGATTTATAAGAGGTGTCACTAAGATGGTTAAGAATAATGGAGCAATTACTTTTGCTTATGGCTTCCTTTTGAATAATATTTTGATGTATAGGACGGTAACATAATGCCAATATCCTTTACTCAAGCCATGAAAGAAGCATTAGCTTCTGCTCCGACTGATGTAACAACTATTGACACAATGGTTTTAAATCATCCTACATTTCCTTCAGCATTATATTTTGCAAGAAGTGAATATGATATTGAATTAGATGGACAAGTTTACATAGGGAGACAATATAAAATAAGGTTTCCACAAATGAGTGCAAAATCTAATTCATCTCTTAGTATTACGTTGTCAAAAATTGGTAGGCAGACAATATCATATATTGATGCAGCGGTAATAACTTTAGATCCGATTACAGTGTTAGCTCAATCTTGGATATTGGGAACATCTGGACCACAATCAGGATTTGAAACAGCACTTGAAACTAGAGTAGTAACATTGAAAAATAATGATTTGAATTTGACAGCTGGCTATCCAGATTTGGTTAATTTAAAAGTACCTCAAAGGGTTTATACAACAGAGGAGTTCCCAGGTATACGATGAGTCATTGGAGCCAAAAATATTTAGGTAAAGAATGGAGTGAAGATTATGATTGTTACGAATTTTTTAGAGATGTTCAAACGAATGTCTTCGGTCTTAGTCAACAGTTAGATTTCGTAGCTCCATGCTATGAAACTAGAGCTGAAGCGATAGATTTTGTTGATAACTCAAAAGATGTTCAAGAGAATTGGTTTGATGTCAGTGTGGCTGTGGAAGGGGATGCTGTGCTTTTCGGTAATGTTCATAACAGTTTCCATATTGGGATTTGGACTATTATTGATGGCCAAAGTGGTGTTCTCCATTGTAGGAAAAATGATGGAGTAGTATTTACTCCAAGAAAGAATTTGATAGAATCAGATACTAGAATTTCATCATTATTAAGGGCGAAGAAATGACTTCATTTTGTCATGTTTACAATCCAATAAGTCACCATAAATTATTTGGTGAAATGCCTGATGGAAGTTCTCCTATTGATTACATGAAGGAGAATAAAATAAAAGAATTTGATTTACCAACTGTATGCTGCATTGTTAATAAAGCTGGTAATCCTTTATTCTTAAAAAGAGACGAATGGAATAAGCCAGTTCCTTTAGATTGCTCATGTGTATTTACTTCTTATCCAAGAGGTGGAGAAAATTCTGATGACTTTAAAAATCTTTTCATAGCTCTACACCCAATTGAGGGAGCGATATATAATGCATTTAATAAACCTGACGAACCAAAAAATCAGAAAATAAGACAGCAAGCACCTACTTACAGATTGACTGGCCTTGGAAATACAGCAAGACTTGGACAACCTGTTCCTGTTCAATATGGAAAAATTAGAGCTTATCCAGATATTGCCAGTGATTTTTACAATGATATGATCACCAGTAAGCAAATTATTTACGGAAGATTATGTCTAGGTCAAGGCAAATTCTTATCTGATCCAGACGATTTAAAAATAGGCGATTCTCCAGCTGATGGATATAGAGATGTTTCTGTTGGAATACTTGATATAGGCGATTCTCCAGTATTGTTTGAAAATGATGTTGTAACATCAAAAGAAGTTAGAAATGTTGTTATGTCTACATTAAGTATTGGATCATTCTTTGTTGTTCCAAAGGATTTTGTATGCGACAAAATAGAAGTTGATTTAGAATTTCTAAAAGGCTTATATGTAGATGATGGTAGTGGAAATTTATCAAATAGAGATGCGACAATATCTATAAAAATAACTGAGATAGATCAAAATGGTGACGACACAGTTCCAGGAATATTTCATGAATTTGGATTTACGACAGGCGGATCAACGAGGCAAGTAGTTAGG